TACTTTAAGCTTGATTTAGAGGATAAAGAAAAGATTCTTGATAGTATTGCAACAGATGTGAAGAAAGATGTTATGTCTGTGGTAGAGCAAGGTATGCCTCGTAGTATTAATATAGTAAGACTGCTTAGCAGAAACAAAAAGAAAACTAAAAAAGTTATGGAGTTCTTAGATATTCAAGGTAGTCCCGAAGACTTACTAAAACAAGACGGTGGACTACAACAACTACTTAAAATAAAAAGTCTTGTAGACAGCTATGACGACATATTCTACGGAGATCTTAATCTAGAATAAACTTAAGGGGGCCACTTGAAGCCCCCTTTTGTTATTCATCATCATCCTCTAACATGAAGTCAGCCCAATCATATGACTCACGCTTTATATCTCCTCTGTGTATGTGACCTGGAGATCTTGATAACAACGCAGCCATCGCTTGACCAGCTAAGTACCTACGAGAAGTAAGTGCTTTGTTTTTCAGCGGTGGCTTTATCTTTTTCTGCCTGTAACTTTTGGCCTCTTCTTCAAGACTCTTTTTGTTTTTGTTCATTCAACTTAACCCTTTCAAGGTTACGGAAGTAAGCTTTGTTAAAGCCCATCTCCCACTCCCTGTTCTGCTTCGTATTAGGTCTATGGGGATTACCTAAGTTGCCTTCCCTAAAGTCCTTTATGCCTTCTTCGTATGGTCTCATTTGTGTTTTTCCTCCATTGCCTCTAGCATCTTGTTTAAATACCATTCTGCTTTCTCCATGTCCTGAACAGGGTTACCCTTGTACATGTACCTGTGTTGATACTTGATCATATTACCGTGGCAGTAACCAATGAACTGATCAAGGGTTAGCACCTGTTTAATATAATCAATGCACTCTATACCACCACTTAACTTGTAATGTGCTGGACTGTTTACTGGATCGTATTTCATTTAAACCTCTTTAGGGATTTCAAAACAATAGTATTTTACATCAGAGTTGGGTGAAGGTCTAGTGTCCATAAGTCTTTTTTTAAGTGGAGCTGCAAACTGATGACAAGCAACTTGACTTGGGAAGAACGTATCATGACTTTTGATCTTATACCTGTCTTCAAAGAACATTATGAGCACTAGAACATACATTTTATTTCTCCTATGTTATATCAACCATCTCACAAACATCACCTGTACAGGCCATTGTCTGCATTGAGACTGTGTTGTCTTCCTTCTCGTAGTTAGCCAGCTCACTCCAAGCAATAGCAGATGGCATAGAAGAAAGCAAGTCTTTATACTGATCCTTATCTACTTCTTGATAAGGTGCTTGTTGATAAGTGTGCTCGTTGTAAGGCAAGAAAGATACACCTGACATCTCGTCAAAGTACTTGTACACAAAGGCACCTACTTCAAACCACTCATCCTTACGAACATTGATTGTCACTGAGGGTTTATGCTCACACCAATGTCGTTGATACATCAGCCAAGTATCAAGTTGTTCAATGGCTGTCATATCTTCAGTAACCACTGCCTTAGTCGGAGACTTCACAGGGAAACTAAATACTGTTGTTTGATCTGGCTTCATAACACAAGGCTCACTAGGTATACCTTGATCAGTCATGAACTGTGTTAGGGGGTCTTTATTATCACCACGCACAGTACGGATATAATAGGGACTATGGCGAGCATGTATGCCACTGGCACTATCCACCAGTTGCGATACCGTCCCTGACGGTTTGACGCATGTAATTGCAGCAGCAACAGGTATACCAAGACGGTCAGCCCATTCAGCATTAGTAGAAATACAAATCCCACGAAGATGTTCAAGAGTCTTCTCCAAGCCTTTGTTCTTAATAGTCATCAAGGAGTTGTCCATTATCCCTGTAAGTGACACACCCAACAGACGCTCTTCTTCTGTGTTCTTGTTCCACACCTTACGCAAGTATGGAAACTTGGTGTAGGTGGATTGTATGGTTCCCAGAATCGTAGCCAGCCTAACCTTACGTTCAAGATCTTCCATGCTGTCTGTCGCACGTACCACAACCTCAGTGAGATTGCAAAACTGATTCGGTCTAAGTATGATCTCACTGCACGGGTTAGTCCCGAACTCATAGTTAGGATCACGCCTACCATTCTTTTCAGCTTGCTTCTTACTTGCTTGACGATTGAATACACCACGCTCTCCACTTCCTGACTCTACCAATGCCATCCACTCACGCATGAAGGATACAGCATCTGGCTTCTCTGTGTAGCTCACAGAGTTATTAGCTAAGGCACGTTGTGGATCATTCTCCCACCATGCACCTGACTTAGCATGACGCATACGATCATCACTGAGGTTACTCAAAGAGATCATAGCTGACCTACGTACTCCACCTACTACAACTACCTCACCGATCTTACACATGATGTCGTGACACTCAATGCTAGATAGCTTACGTCCCTGTGCATTCTTGAAGGTAGTGATAACAAAGTTGAACAACTCAACAAGAGGTGCTGGACCAGAGGCTCGACCACCAAAGGTCTTAAGCTTTGCACCTGCAGGACGTACTAAACCAATATCCCACTGAGGGATTTCACCAGCCCAGAGGAGAGCAAGAACTTGACGAAGAGCTTTAGCCCAACCTTCCTTACTGTCTTTGACAACGATAGTAGTCTCACTAACGAACAGCTCAGGGATCTCAGGCAACTTACTGACGAACTGCCGCTCGACACTGAAGCCAACACCAGTACCACAGAGCAAGATAAACATAGCCTCATCGAAGGACTTAGGGTCATCTACGGGTAGGTAGCTACAGTTATACATACAGGTGTTGTCACGAGTAGCAGCTGGACCTGCAGTCATCATGGCCCTCATAGAGGGCATGACTTCTAGTGACATAATGGCATCGTAAATTTCTTTCTCAACCTTACCCCAGTCAAAAGCTAACTCTTTATCAGTAAGGGGTCTATCTAGATTGTTATTAGGGAAGGCTTTGTATACAACATTCTTTATGTATCGTTGAACTGTCTCATCCCAGTTCTCTCGTCGCCCTTCATCTTCAAGCCATCGTGCATACCGTGAAGTATGAATGAAGGATTGATAGTCTGTTGGTAGGTAGTTGCTCATCTATTATCTCCGCTTCCCTTTAGTACACCACGTTGCTCTCTATCATCTAGCTTTGCCATGTTCATCTCCATAACCTTACGCAGATTACCCCCGAAGATATTTGCCAAAGCTACTGTGTAGAACAACACATCACCTAACTCTTTCAGTATATCTTCATCCTTGAATTTATTCTTATCACGAAAGAGCTTCTTTACTTTCTCAGATACCTCACCCGCTTCGCCAGAGAGTCCAAGAGTATTTTCTATCAGACGATCACGCCCTTTAGTCAATATCTTGTCCTCTACAAACTGGCTATAAAAACGGACAGGATCTTCTTCGTAGTCTGGACTATTCTGAAACATATCAAAATAGCCAAACGCTTCTAGATCACTCCGATTGATCATCCTCACTACCTTCCAATGACTGTTTCAATTCATTAGTCTTCATCTGCTGAATAGCAGTGACACACTGAGTGATGTGATTTAGTAGTGCTGAAGCATTGGAGCCTACATTCAAGATGTTTAGGATCTCTTTCTGCTCATCAGTCATGTCATCAATTTCATATTCGTTTTCGTCAAGAGTTAGTTTAGTCATATTTATTTACCTCACATTGGGTTACGGTTACATCGTCTATGTCGTACAGAGCATCTTCAATTATCTCTTTTAGTACTCCACAGTTATCCCCAGAAATCTCCAGGAAATTAGCATCTTTATCTACGAGTATTGCTAGGTGGACTTCGTAGTTCATTTGGAAACCCCTAGTTATACAGATTCTTGACTGTTGGTCAAGCTATTTAATGTCACTAGTTCAGCTTCTTTGTAGGGTATGTGAAAGAACTTTTCACCTTTCATGATGTACCTACCCTTAGCCTCACGGATAGTATCATCAGTCATCTGAGAACCACGTATCTTCCAACAAGCAGTTAGATTATTATTGAACACAAAGAAGTTGACGTTGTGATCATACTTCTTAAGTAGCCGTGTCTTACGCTCTGGGATTCTAATCTCAGTCCAATCCTCAGGCCAGTCTTCAGACCAACCTCGCTTAACTTCTGCTTCACTGTAGTAGGTGATACCCTTTCGGGTTGACTCTACATCAGCATAGTAGTTCTCTTTTACAGAAGAGATCTCATGCCCCTGATGCTGCAGTATCTCGATCAGTTTTACTTTAGCAGGGTTGTCAAAGCGATCATATAAGTGTGGTTCAAAAGGCTTTCTAACGGCCATGTTTATTCTCCTAGTGTTCTTCGTCTATTTCAAGCGGCTGGATACTGGTTCTAAAATGTTTCTGCCATTCATGTATCTGCGCAAGGTCTTCAAACCAAAAGTTTACTTCTTCCATCTCACCATCTATCTCCGTTTTACAGACGACAAAATAATTACAACCTTCTGGGAAGTCTTCATCATCAGGTGC